TTGTGATAAAGAATTAGTACCTGATGCTCGTCTAGTTATACCTTTCTATGACCATTACAATGAATTAATCGCTGTAACTGGTCGATCATTGGAATCTGGAAGTAAAGTGCTTCGTTATGTTACCGTGAGAACAAACGATTCAAAAGATAAGTTATTGTTTGGTATGGATACAGTTGATTTAAATCAACCAGTAAGAATTGTAGAAGGCCAGTTAGATTCCTTGTTTCTAAATAACTGCATCGCTTCAGGTGATGGAAATCTTTCAATCGCAGCTAAGAATGTAGATTGCAAAGAAAAGATTCTCATCTATGATAATGAAAAAAGAAATAAAGAAATTCTAAAGATGATGCACAATTCGATAGAATTAGGTTATAAGGTAGTGATATGGCCAGATTATATTGAAGCCAAAGATATAAATGAAATGGTAATGTCAGGCATTTCACCTGACGCAATTGAAGAAATTATAAGTAATAATACTTTTTCTGGTTTGGAAGCACAAACTAGATTTACATTTTGGAAAAGAGTTTAACATGAAAGTTAATTTGATTAGTTATTCACAAATAGCACGAACATCAGGTGGTGGCATTGAAAAAGATTTACAAGAGTTAGTCGCTTTCTGTGCAAGAGTATCAAATCCCAGTAACCAATCAAATAAAGAAACAAGTGAGAAGTTAATTCGTTATCTCATCAAAAACCAACACTGGTCACCTTTAGAGATGGTGAGTATGTGTTTAGAAATTGAAACCACAAGAGATATTGCTAGACAGATGCTTCGTCACCGTTCTTTTTCTTTTCAGGAATTTTCACAGCGTTATGCTAATCCTGTAGAAGATTTGGATTTTGTGTATCGTGAAGCTAGATTACAAGATACAAAGAATCGACAAAATTCTATTGAAACGAATGATGATTACTTGCAAGAAAGATGGGAATCAGAACAAGCATCAGTAATTCTAAGAGCAAAACAAGCGTATGAGTGGGCTATAGAAAATGGTCTTGCAAAAGAACAAGCCCGTGTAGTTTTGCCAGAAGGTCTAACAGTATCACGTTTGTATATGAATGGAACCTTGCGTAGTTGGATACACTACATACAGTTACGTTCAGCAAACGGCACACAAAAAGAGCACATGCTCATCGCACGTAAATGTGCAGAAGTAGTTGCCAAAGTATTTCCGATGGCAAAAGAATTCACAGAAAATTAATAACAATAAAATTGGAGCAGCGAATGGAAGATATCATCAATGGTATTAAGGTAGACTATTCTCAAGATAGTTTGTTTGATGAGTTGGGTGTAAAAAGATTAAAAGAATCTTACATGAAAGAGGAAGAAAACTCTCCACAAGAAAGGTTTGCATATGTTTCAAAAGCTTTTAGTTCAAATGAAGAACATGCACAAAGACTTTATAATTATAGTAGCAAGCATTGGCTTAGTTATTCTACTCCCATTCTTAGCTTTGGCCGTAGTAAGCGTGGCCTTCCTATCTCTTGTTTCTTACCTTATTTGGATGATAGTGCTGAGGGCTTGGTCGATACGTTATCGGAAGTCAACTGGCTTTCAATGTTAGGAGGAGGAGTTGGAATTGGTCTTGGTATTCGTTCTGCTGATGATAAGTCTGTTGGCATTATGCCTCACTTGCGTACCTATGACGCTTCTTCTTTGGCGTATAGGCAAGGTAGGACCCGCCGCGGTTCTTACGCTGCTTATCTTGATATTAGTCATCCAGATATTCTTATTTTCTTAGAGATGCGTAAACCAACGGGTGATCAAAACATGCGTTGTTTGAATTTACATCACGGAATTAACATTACAGATGACTTCATGCATTTAATTGAAAAGTGTATGTTAGACCATGATGCAGATGATACATGGGAACTAAAAGATCCACATAGTGGTGAAGTACGTGACAAAGTTTCTGCGAGAGAATTGTGGCAACGTGTACTTGAAATGCGTATGATGACGGGTGAACCATATTTGCATTTTATTGATACAAGTAATCGTGCAATGCCAGAATTTCAAAAGAAATTAGGTCTATCAATTAAACAAAGTAATCTATGCAGCGAAATTATTTTACCAACCGACAAAGAAAGAACTGCTGTTTGCTGTCTTTCGTCATTGAATTTGGAGTATTTTGATGAGTGGAAAAATGATAAACTTTTTTTACGGGACACGGCTGAAATGCTGGATAATGTACTTCAGTACTTTATTAGCAATGCTCCTGATCACATTAGCCGAGCCAGGTACTCTGCTATCCAAGAGCGCAGCATTGGTGTGGGGGCTCTTGGTTTTCACGCTTATCTACAGAGAAATGGCATACCGTTTGAGTCGGCGCTGGCAACATCTTCAAACAATAAAATATTTAAACACATACGAGAAGGATTAAATGAAGCGAATCTTCAATTGGGTGCTGAACGAGGTGAAGCACCGGATGCTAGAGGCACCGGACTACGTTTCAGTCATCTTATGGCCATTGCTCCTAATGCTTCTAGCTCTATTATCATGGGCAATACTAGCCCTTCTGTTGAGCCTTATCGTGCCAATGCCTATAGACAAGATACTCTTTCTGGAGCCTACTTAAATAAAAATAAGTATTTGGATAAGTTAATCAAGGAGAAATGTGATGCCGACAGCAAATTGGATTATCAAGAAATCTGGTCATCTATCATTGCAAACGATGGTTCCGTCCAACACTTGGATTTCTTGGATGAATGGACCAAAGATGTCTACAAAACTAGTATGGAAATTGACCAAAGATGGATTGTGGACCACGCAGCTAACAGACAAAATTACATTGACCAGGCGCAATCCATTAACCTCTTTTTTAGACCTGATGTAAATGTAAAGTATCTACATGCTGTACACTTTCAGGCTTGGAAACAAGGACTCAAAACACTTTATTACTGCCGTAGTGAGAAATTGGCTAAAGCAGATAAAGTGTCAAAGAGAATCGAAAGAAAAGTGATCGAAGAAATTGATTTGAAGGCTTTAGCAACAGAAGATGTTTGTTTAGCTTGCGAAGGATGATTGATATAAAGTGTCAACAATTGCATTATTTGTGCAACACCCGAAATGTTCGGTTCAATCGTGCAATGGTATAATCAAAGCACTAGGACCGAACTATACATATAAATTATTTACTAAACATGAAATCGAAAACGACTTTTTTGATAATGTGGATCTCTTGTGTTTTCCTGGTGGTGTTGGCGACAGTGATGCTTTCGATACATATTTTAGGCATCACGGGAGTTTTATCCTTGACTACATCAAATCTGGTGGCAGATATCTTGGGATATGTATGGGTGCCTATTGGGCTGATAAACATTATTTTAATATACTGTACGGAGTTGAATCAAAACAATATATTAAAAGACCAAACACCTGTACCAGACGATCATACAGTAAAGCAATTGAATGTAACTGGAACGGCACAGATGATAGATTCTTCTTTTACGATGCACCTACATTTATCGGAGAAGAATCGAATTATGAAGTTGTAGCGAGATATAAAAATGGAGATCCAGCCGCAATTATACAAGGTCGTATAGGTTTGATTGGACCCCATCTCGAAGCAGAAGAATATTGGTATGATAAACCTTATTTGCATCGTCACTGGAATAATGGTAAACATCATACATTATTAAAACAATTTGTTGACAGATTGATGGAGAAGTAGTATGATAGGTGAAATCATTATGTGGGGTTTCTTTTCAGCATGGGGTTGGTTTGGTGCTTCATACATTAAAGAAAAAATATGGCCAGAAAAACCAGCAATAGTACAAGAGGAAAAAAAGAATGAGCAAAAGTAAAGATTACAGCAATTTTGAAACACAAAAAGAAATATTATTGGATTATTTACAAGTAATGATTGCGATTGAAGATTGGCATGGCGTATCAGATGTGGCAAACGATTTGCGTGAATTGGAAGCAAAACAAAATGTAAATTACAAAAGCAAATAAGGAGATATTATGGCTAAGCAAACCGGAACAAGTAAACACAAATCAGTACACAAAAGAACTAAACAGGGTGGACAGAAAAAAACCTCCTCCATGAATAAAACAGAAAAAACATCAAATAAAAAATATAGAGGTCAAGGTCGATGAAAAAAGTTTTAAGATTTACAGCATCATGGTGTGGACCATGTAAAATGCTAGCTAAAACATTAGAAGAAGTTGAAACTAATGTACCAATTGAAGTGATTGATATTGATGTCAATCCAGAAATTGCAACAGAATTTGGCATTCGTAGTGTACCAACATTGGTAATCGTTGAAGATAATATGGCATCAAAAAGACTCATAGGAAATAAAACAAAACAAGAACTAGAGGCATTCATCAATGATTAAAAAGCACGACACAAAACTAACGGACGAAAGAACCGCATTTAAACCATTCGCATATCCTTGGGCATATAATGCATGGTTGCAACATGAACAAGCTCATTGGCTTCATTCAGAAGTTCCAATGATCGAAGATGTAAAAGATTGGAAAAACAAATTAACAACAGAACAGAAACAATTTCTCACACACATTTTTAGATTCTTCACACAAGGCGACATTGATGTGGCAGGTGGTTATGTAAAGAATTATCTTCCTTATTTTCCTCAACCGGAAGTAAGAATGATGTTACTTGGTTTTGCAGCTCGTGAAGCATTACACATTGCAGCATACTCACACTTGATTGAAACATTAGGATTGCCTGATACAATGTACAATCAATTTTTAGAATATCAGGCAATGAGAGATAAACATGATTACGTACTTAATCTTAGCTCACAGAATGGCGATGCTGCTTCTACTGCTACTCACATTGCAGTATTCTCTGCTTTCACCGAAGGGATGCAATTATTCAGTTCCTTTATCATGTTACTTAACTTCCCACGCAACGGTACGATGAAGGGTATGGGACAAATCGTTACTTGGTCTATTGTTGATGAAACAATGCACGCCGAGAATATGATTAAATTGTTCCGTACATATGTGGAAGAAAACAAAGAAATTTGGAATGATGATTTAAAATCGAGAATATATACTATTGCAGAAAAAATGGTGGAACTAGAAGATAAATTTATTGACCTAGCTTTCGAGATGGGTCCAATGGAGAACCTAGATGCAGAAGATGTTAAGCGCTATATTCGCTATATTGCTGACCGTAGGCTTATTTCTCTTGGTCTTAAAGGGATTTTCAAGGTAAAGAAAAATCCATTGCCATGGGTTGAAGAAATGATTAATGCTCCTATTCACGGAAACTTTTTCGAAAATCGTGTTACTGATTACGCAAAAGGTGCCTTGTCGGGACAATGGGAAGAAGTTTGGGGTAAAGCAGCTTAAAAGGAGAAAAAGTGATGAAATGGAAAAATGATTTAATAAAAGATATTAGATATCTTACACCTTGGGATGATAGTGATGGAGATCCAAGAATAGAATTTAGGGGTTGGGCTGAGGTAACTGAAGCGAATAGAATGGTCTTAAGAGATAGATTTTTGAGAGTTTCTGAAAATTGTTCCGCTATACTTGAAATCGGAGTCAATAGAAATGGAGAAAATTCATTTACACAAGTGTTGTTGAAAAATAAGAAAAAAGAAACTATCTATATTGGAATAGATATAGATGATAGAGAATATCTAAACAATGAAGAAGAAAATATTCATGTTATAAGAGGTGATAGTTCCAACTATGAAGAAAATATGAAAATAATAAATCAAATTTTTGAAAAATGTGGAGCAACTAGAAAAGAATTTGACTTTATTTTCATCGACGGGTGGCACAGCGTTAATCAATGTTTAAAAGATTGGGAATACACAAACATTTTAGGAAAAAATGGAATTGTTGGACTTCATGATACAGCATATCATCCTGGTCCAAAAGTATTCATGAGAAATTTAAATAAAGATGAATGGGCTGTTGAAGCAAACGTGATTGAAACTTCTAACGATTGGGGTATTGGTTTTGCATGGAAAAAAGATACCAATAATTGGAATCCAGTTCCCGAAGGATATGAATGGAAAGTAGATCCTCCAAATATGTATTAATTGATTTATGACAATCCGATGACGGTTTTGTTACAATCCCGTTTAAGGATCATGATTTCATAGATAAGTGTGATATTGTGCAAAGGCACAATTCTTATAGGAGAAATCATGAGAAAGTTACTTTTATCTTTATTGTTATTTACAGGAGTCGCATCCGCAGCAGAATTAACTGGCGCTGGTGCGACTTTTCCATTTCCAATCTATGCTAAGTGGGCAGAAGCATATAAAGCATCCACTGGCATTGGTCTGAATTATCAATCAATCGGTTCTGGTGGTGGTATCAAACAAATCAAAGCAAAAACAGTTGACTTTGGTGCAAGTGATATGCCATTGAAGCCTGAAGAATTAGACAAAGAAGGTCTAGTGCAATTTCCAGCAGTAATTGGCGGTGTAGTACCAGTATTCAATCTTGACGGTGTAGCAGCAGGTCAATTAAAATTAACACCAGAAGTTATTGCAAACATTCATCTTGGTAAAATCACAAAGTGGAACGATAAAGCAATTGTTGATTTGAATCCTGGCGTCAATCTACCAGCATTAGCAATCACAGTTGTTCATCGTGCAGATGGTTCAGGCACTACATTTATTTGGACAAACTTTTTAGGTAAAGCAAACGCTGATTTTGCAAAAACTGTTGGCGAAGGCACAGCAGTAAAATGGCCAGTTGGTGTAGGTGGTAAAGGTAATGAAGGTGTTGCTGTTCAAGTACAAAGAATCAAAGGTGCATTTGGCTATGTAGAATATGCATATGCAAAAAGAAATAAAATTGCACACGCACAATTAAAAAATCGTGATGGTGTTTTTGTACAACCAAGTGACGATTCATTCAAAGCCGCAGCAGCAAACGCAGATTGGGCTAATGCACCAGGAATGTATTTGTTGCTCACATGGCAAACAGGTAAAGAAGCATGGCCAGCAACAGGCGCAAGTTTCATTCTCATGCACAAACAACAAGCAGATAGTTTGACAGGTCGTGCAGTTTTGAAATTCTTTGATTGGAGTTGGAAGAATGGTGCCAAGATGAGTGAAGAACTAGAATATGTTCATTTACCACAATCAGTTATTAAATTAAATCAGGACAATTGGAAAAAAGACTTAAAAGGTCCTGACAACAACCCAATTTGGAAATAAGGATAAATTATGAAACTATTTAAAAAATTATCTATCGTAGTTGCACTTGCAGCAGTAATTCCTGCATATGCTGATGAGTATAAAGATACATTGAATATTCTAAGAGAGAAGAATATAATCACTCAAAAAGAATATGAATCAAAACTCAATGCATATGAAGAAAAAGAAGAAAACAAAAAGTTTGCAGAACAAAGAATCGACAAAGATGTTAGTGATTCGGTCAAATACAGACAAGCAAGAGCAAACGATGGTTCAGTCACAGAAAATGGAATCGGACTCAAAAGCAAAGATGGAAACAATACGGCACAGTTTACAGGTCGAATTCATATGGACTATCGCCAATACACACCAGATTATGGTGTCGGCCAAACCACGGATTCGTATCAAAACTTAGCCGAAGTTCGCCGTGCAAGATTTGGTGTTCGTGGACAATTTGCAAAAGACTTCAAATATCAATTGTTAGCAAACTTTGGTGCAAGTGATGGCTTTAGTTCTACATCATCAACAGCAGATGAGATGTGGGTAAACTATGCAGCAAATCCAGAAATGCAATTTCAATTTGGCTTATTCAAGATGCCATTTAGTCTTGAACAAATGACAAGTTCAAACAATCTAGATTTTATGGAACGTAGTTTGATTGGTCAGAATGATACTGAATTTATTCCTGCAAAAGAAACTGGTTTCATGTTACATGGTGTGCCAAAACCTGGCCTTACATATGCTATAGCAGCAAGTAGAGGCAAATCCAATAAGAGCGCAGAGTTCGATGGACTTGATTATATTGGTCGTGTAACAACTAATATTGCTGAACTAACAGGCAGCAAAGCATACACTGCACACTTGGGTGCAGCATACAGCACAGGTGAAATTAAAAGTGGCGTTGCACCAGCCAGTGGTAGAACAGAATCTCGTATGCAGTCTGGTTGGTTTACAGGTTCCGCATTGAGTGGTGCTACTACAAGAACACGCCAAGGATTAGAAGCAGCGTTTGCATATAACGGTTTCAAAGTTCAAGGCGAACAGTTCAATTTTAAATATGATGCTGCAACAGGTAGTGACCAAGAAATCAAAGGGTACTATGTACAAGCAGTTTATAATTTAACTGGCGAATCACATGCATACAAAGATGGTGCGTTTGGTTGGATTAAACCAAATAATCCAATCGACAAAGGTGGTCGTGGTGCGTGGCAGGTTGGTGTACGTATGAGTGAGTTTGATGCAAGTGATGTATCCGTTGCAACAGGCAAGTCAAATCGTGCTACTGCTATGACATACGGTCTAACTTGGTTTTGCACTGACAATCTACGTTTCATGCTCAACTACGTAGATACAAAGTTTGATGCATTAGTTGGTAGTTCTGGTAGTCGTGTAAATGGTGAAAAAGCAATTATGTTTAGAAGTCAATTAAGTTTCTAAAATTTTTTTGTTATATTAAAAGCCTCGTAAGAGGCTTTTTTTTCGTCTAAATAAAGATCGAAGGAGAAATCTATGATCACAATGACTGAACTCGCATCTCGCAAAACTTTAAACTCTTTAAACAAAAGAGGAAAAGGATTAGGTATTAAGGTTGGTGTTAGAACCACAGGTTGCAGTGGTTTGGCCTATACCTTAGAATATGTTGATAGTGTATCGGATACAGATACTATATACGAATCTAACGGTGTTAAAATTTTTGTTGACCCAAAACATATTCCTTATCTGAACGGAATGGAAATAGATTGGAAAAGAAATGGACTCAATGAAGGTTTTGATTTTATAAATTCTTTAGAAAAGAATCGATGTGGTTGTGGTGAAAGTTTTAATATTTAAGGAGAAAGAATGAAATTAACAAAAATACTTTTAATTGGTCTATTATCTTTCGCTGGTATAGGAAATGTTTATGCTGACAAAACAGCAAAAGGTGTAACGTATGATGCACAAATTGTACGGGTAAATGATGGTGATACTGTAGTGATTGCAGCACCCTTTTTACCTTTGCCATTAAAACCTGAATTAGCAGTTCGTATCTATGGTGTAGATACGCCAGAAAAAGGCCATAGAGCTCAATGTCCAAGTGAAGATCAACGTGGTCAAGCAGCAACTGTGTTTACTAAAAATCTAGTTGCAAAGTCCATTAAACGACAAGTCACACTCTATGGTTGGGATAAATTTGGTGGTCGTGTCTTGGGTGATATGATTCTAGATGGTCAAAGTCTCCGTAGTATGTTGATTCAAAACGGTTTCGCTCGGGAATATTTTGGTGAAGCCAAACAATCTTGGTGTCAATAATGGCTTCGTTGAAACACACTTGTGGGGCATGTTCCTCAGAGTTTACAATTAAATATGATGAAAGTAAATGTGAAGATGATCCACACTACTGTCCATTTTGCGGTGAATATTTAATTGAAACTGAGGATTTTGGTGATGATGACGAATGACCTGGTATTTTCATAATACAGGTGAAGAATTTACCGAAGAAAATATAGACGGCCATTTTGGGTTTGTATATCTAATCACACATACTCAAAGTGGTCGTAAATATATTGGTAAAAAATTCTTCACCAAATCTAAGACTACACAAGTTAAAGGTAAGAAAAAGAAAACCCGAGTATCGTCTGATTGGATGACATACTGGGGTTCTAATTTATTACTACAAGAAGAAGTTAAAAAAAATGGTGAAGATCAATACGTAAGAGAGATACTTCACCTCTGTAAAACTAAATCAGAATTGTCTTATTACGAAACGTGGGAGATATTCTCTCGCCACGCACTATTGAATGAATCTTACTACAATCAATGGGTTTCTTGTAAGATTACAAAAAAACATTTACTTAAGTAATTTTGTATTGTTTTCAGGATTCATTGACAACATATTGGAGAATATCTTCTGAGTTTCTTCATTAGATTTCACCATCTCATTCCTAAAACTTTCAACAGCTGCACCAGTTTGACGAGACATTCCTGAATTTTCAATCAGTAACATAGGAATAAAAGTCATAGCACAATTCCATTCTTCAACTTGCTTACCTGTATTGATATCATAACCTTCAACTTTAGTAAACCATGCACATTTAAACTGTACACATTCTTCTTTCATTATAGGACAAAATGTTCCTGGTTTTAATTGCATAATATAATCTCCTTTAAACAAACCAAGTAATAATAGAATATCTAGTGCCTTTGATTACAGGCATGATTTCGTGTGGATACATAAAATTTGAAGGGAACATGATTACTGATCCTTTCTTTAAATTATAAATCAACTCTCTATCAAAGAAAGCAAATTCTCCACCTCCAAAATCATCATTTAGTGCGAAAGAACAAGACACTGCTCTAGGATGTTTTTTGTATGAATCTGTATGTTGCCGGTAAAATTGCCCTACCTCATACTTTAATAAATCATATCCAGAATCTTCTTCTATTTGACTTAGTGGGAAAATATCATTATATTTTCTAATGACCTCATTTGCAACTTTATAAAGTCTATCATCTAAAAGTTTTCTTATTTCGGGATTTTTTAAAATTGTATTTTCGTGTGAAATAGGAATTGTATTTACATTTCTAGCATTTAAATTCATTTCCTCGTATCCTACTCCAGCAAGACACCAATTATCATCATTCTTATACTCATTTATAATTTCATCACATAGTGAGTAGGGAATAATATCTTCATAAATTTGAATGAAATCTGATATTTTATTTTTGGAGTTTATTTTAACTGGTGTTGTTTTTTCTTGTTTCACACTTTCTTCTTTTTTGATTGGAGAATCTTTTTTCTTATCAAAATAAGTATAAGCTTTATCACCTCTACTTCTTACATAATGTAAAAATACCTGAACATATTCTTTACCTAAAAATTGATTTCTCCAATGATCAGCAACACATCCCAAATAAAGCATTGCATCACCTGGTTTTAGAATCAATTCAACTTCATTACCATCAGGAGTTTCAATATAAATTGGCCAATCTTCATCACCATCTAAATGTACAGTTAAACTTATTTCGCAAGCATCTCTATCCCTATGTCTTTCCAAAACACTACCATCTTTATACACTCTAGCATAACTATATGTTGGTAAAACGGTTTCACCTATAATTGTGCTCACCGTTGGTACTTTATCACATAGCATTTCTAAAAAGTCTATGAAATTATATTCCGCTGAAGAATTTGGAGCTTGATTGTCTCCTTGAACCTCATTTTGTTTACAGTGACTTTTGAAGTTGGAAGCCATGACTTTTGCAGCGGCTTCACTAATGAAGTTGGGAATATAGATATAATTATTTTCAGTTAATGATTTATTCATAATATAATCACTTTTTAATTTAATTGTTTTCTGCTGCAGCTGCGGCTTCATCAGCAGCATCTGATGCCGCTAGTGCAGCTTGTTTTATATTATATGCTTGCAACCATACATCATAACAGTTGATAGCCCATTGTGGTAATTCAGTTATATTTTCATTAGGATCGGTCGATCTAAATTCTAACCAACCAGATCCTTGGCCATATTGCAATCCATTTAGATGGGAATTTTGTTTATCTGGCCAAATGGGATTATTCCATTGTAATGCATGTATATTATCTGGTATTCCACATTGAGATAAGTCTAACTCTGATAAACCTTCTTGGTCTGTAACGACAATACCATCAACAGGAATTACTACTAATTTATGTGTTTGAATCATAAAAATTGCCTTTCGGTTAAAAACGAATATACTATTATATATGAATTAGTTTAAAGAAGCAATAATAACATCAATATAATTTACACCTATTGTAGAATTTGGACCAAAAACATTACCACTAGCGGTAATTGTAATTGAGTGATTGTGCGCTCCTGAACTACCTACTGATGCGCCTATCGGCCCACCGGCCGGTACGGCAGTAGTCATAACGGGTACAGCAGGAGTTATTGGAGATGTAGCATTTGTGGGTGTGGTAGCAGTTCCAATAGCAAATCTATTTGTTGATGGCGCAACAGCATGAAGGTGATATGGTAACTGAGCTCCAGTTAAGGTATGGTTACCTACTGTATAAGGAACAGCAACCGATGAAAAAATATATGATGTAGTATTAAAACCTGTTGTGAAATCGACAGTACCTCCAGAACTCAAAGACGATCCATTTACTACTCGAAGTGCGTGATTATTATAATTCACAGTTTCTTTCGTCCAACCAGTGGGTGCGGATGTTTGATGAAAAATTGTTGTTGTTCCAGAATCAAAAATAGCCACGATTAACTCCTAACCGCTATAATAGTGTCAACATATTTTATATTCAAATTTATTTCTGAATTAACTCCACTCTGATTAATTGAACCAGTAACGGCTACAGTTCCAATTGGATGAGTATGTGATCCTCCACCACCAGGGTTATTACTAAAAGTAACTGGTGCTCCCGCTGGGGTACGAGCTACGTTCGTATTACCTGCACCACCTCGTCTAGTTAACAATGCGGATGGGTGTGTTATGGTAGTGTGATTATGCGTTGTCATTGCCGCATCGTCTATCACAGTGGCGTTTACAGCAGAATAAGAAAGTCCAGGTGCCGGTACACCAATGCTATTATAATTTTTAAAAACTGTAGAAAAAGACTCTCCTGTAGTTCTATTAATAACAGAACCGGTAGTTACTCTTAGTGCATAATTATCATATGTAGTATCTTTTGTCCATCCCGTTGGTGGAGTGGTCATTTTCATTATTGTTCTTGATCCTGATTCTATAACTAATGCCATATTAAGTCCTTGTTGCTAAAATTGAATCCACATATTTAATAGCTAAATTTACTGTGGTGAAGGTTACAGGACTTGTTGCTGGATTTAACGGATGATCATGAGCAGTTGCTGTAACTCCAGGATTAACACCACCTGGATTTACCACACCAGGTGTAAAATTGTTAGATACTGTTCTGGCTATTGATGGTCCTGGTATTACAGGAGAAGTTGTGCTGGCAGCAACAGTTGCTGCAGCAGGATAAGGTCCGTGGTTGTGGGAGGGTATCATACTAGATGTAAGTGATGTTCCTCCTACAGTTCCAGTTACCGATAGACTACCTGTTAAAGATTTAGATGACATAACGGAAGAAAATCCTGATGATCCTCCACTTGATACTGATCCTGTAACACATCGTAAAGTATAATCGGTATCTGAAGTGTCTTTAACCCATCCTGTTGGTGCGGATCCTTGTAAAACAAAGACCATAGTGGCACCTTGATAATTAGCTTGCTCTGGATCAGTTGCTACCGAACCAATTACAGAATTTAAAACGAATGTGTTTATCGAAGATAATCTAGGCATATTTAACCAAATGTAATCTCAGAACCAAATACAGACCATGCAGATCCTATTCTTAATAAATTAAATGAATAAAATTCAGTTTTGTTTGCTGTTGGTGTGGGTGCTGCACCGCCAGCCCAATTAATTGTTTGTGCTGCGCCATCTATTTGTACGGCATTTGGTATATATCCTGTTGCACCTTGTACTATAACAATCGTAACTGTAATAGATCGACTTGTTGTGGTTGGTACATTTGTAAAATTCGCAGTAAAGTTTGCTGCAGCACTTGTGTGATAAAAAACAGAACCATCAGTTAAGTTATGAGTTACTGTTCCTGTAGCACCAGTTAATGTACTTAAAACTTCTGTTACTTCTTGTAAAGTGGTGAATCCTGTTACTGTTAAATCACCAGAAATTGTACCACCAGCTGTAGCTAGTCGAGTGTTTGCAGAAGCAAAAGCACCATTAGCATACAAACTCGCTGATGTTACAGTGTTAGCGGTAGTGAATGATGAATTAGCATATGATCCAGCTGTTACAGCTTTACTATCTGCGGTATTTGCTACACCAAATGCCGAATTAGCATATGATCCAGATGTTACTGCTTTACTGTCGGCAGTATTAGCTGAACCAAATGCCGAGTTAGCATAGTTACCAGCTGTTACAGCCTTACCATCAGCGGTAGATGCATTTGTTGTAGCAGTATTAGCTTGACCATAAGCTGAATTAGCATATGATCCAGCACTTGTGGCCTTTTGATCAGCAGTAGTAGCATTGGTAGTTGCTGTATTAGCTTGAGTATAAGCTGAATTAGCATAGTTACCAGCTGTTACTGCTTTACTGTCAGCAGTAGCAGCATCGGTAGTTGCTGTATTTGCTTGCGTGTAAGCTGAATTAGCATATGATCCAGATGTTACTGCTTTACTGTCTGACGTATTAGCAACACTAAATGCAGAGTTAGCATAGTTACCAGCATCAACAGCTTTAGAATCAGCTGTAGATGCATTTGTTGTAGCAGTATTCGCAGCAGCAAAAGCACTATTAGCATAGTTACCAGCTGTTACTGCTTTACCATCAGCTGTAGCAGCATTAGTAGTTGCGGTATTAGCTTGAGTATAAGCTCCATTAGCATAAGATCCTGCTGTTACAGCTTTACCATCAGCAGTTGCAGCATTAGTCGTAGCAGTATTAGCTTGACCATAAGCACTATTAGCATAGTTACCAGCTGTTACAGCTTTACCATCAGCTGTAGATGCATTTGTTGTAGCAGTATTAGCTTGAGTATAGGATGAGTTAGCGTAATCACCTGCCGTTAAAGCTTTAGAGTCAGCAGTAGTAGCATTGGTAGTTGCTGTATTAGCTTGACCATAAGCTGAATTAGCATAGTTACCTGCTGTTACTGCTTTACTATCTGAGGTATTAGCTAAAGCAAAGGCAGCATTAGCATATGATCCAGCTGTTACAGCTTTACCATCAGCTGTAGCAGCATTAGTTGTGGCTGTGTTTGCTTGACTATAAGATGAATTGGCATAACTAGATGCAGCATTAGCAGTGTCTCTAGCATATTGGTCTGAACTACTGGCGCCTGTATTAGCGGCTGCAAATGCCGCATTGGCGTATGTTCCAGCCGTTACAGCTTTTTGGTCTGCTGTATTAGCTGCAGCAAAAGCGCCATTTGCATATGAACTAGAACTTACAGCTGTTTGACTAGTAGTGTTAGCTGTATCATATAAAACTTTAATTACATTTGCGGAAGTTAAATTTGCAAATGTCAGATTACCTGAACCATCGGTTCTAATATAATCATCATTTGAACCACCTGTAATATGAAGGTTTGCAATTGGTCCCAATAAAACACTCTTTGCGATACTTGAATCTACATTAGAACGAATGTTAATCGTATTGCTTGAACCAATGATACGCATTTGTTCATTTTCTTCATTCATGCCACCAGCAGTAAATATGACATCATTTTCTAAAAGTGTACCAATTACAAGGCCACCACCGCCCGTGACTGTATTGCCAGACACATACAAGTAACCATCATTTGGACCAACTAACGTAAATTCAGGATCGGCATGCAGACTACTAGCAATACCCATGTCAATATAAGTATCATTTTCAGTACCGTTATCGGCCGTAGCAACATAATCAGATGATGCGTTATTTCCAGGATTAATGTTTTGAATGTTTATTTGAGAGTAATTATCCTCATTTGTTGATGCTTGAAATACTGTATGTGGCTGATAGTCATATCCAACAGGAATACCAGCATATAATGCGTTATGCCCGTTCGCTTCACCAAAAAATTGACCACTATTACCAGTGACAGTTACAGAAGTAACATTTCCTGTAAAACTAACATTTCCTAAGACACTAAGATCATAGAGGATAGTAACGTTACCAGAGATTGTGCCGCCCGATGAACTAAATTTGGTGTTGGCATCAGCAAATGCAGCGTTTGCGTAAATTGCTGTTGTGTTTGCTGCACCAAAAGCTGAGTTAGCATAACTACCAGCACTCACTGCTTTACTGTCAGCAGTATTCGCTGTATTAAAAGAAGAATTGGCATAACTTGATGCCGCATTAGCAGTATCTCTAGCTAAAGTATCTGGCACTCCTGTATTTGCGGCCGCAAATGCTGCATTAGCATAAAGACCAGAACTATTAGCAGTATAAAATCCTGAATTGGCATAACTAGATGCAGCGTTTGCAGTATCTCTAGCCCAAGAATCGGTAATACCACTATTGGCCACAGCAAAAGCAGCATTAGCATAGTTACCAGCAGAAATAGAATTGACATCTGCTGTGTTGGCAATACCAAACGCTGCATTAGCATAACTGCCAGCTGTTACTGCTTTACCATCAGCTGTAGCAGCATTTGTAGTTGCAGTGTTTGCTTGAGTATAAGCAGAGTTAGCATATTGTCCTGCATCAACAGCTTTACCATCAGCTGTAGCAGCATTTGTAGTTGCTGTATTAGCCACACTAAAGGACGAATTAGCATATGATCCTGCACTTACAGCTTTACTGTCGGCAGTTGCTGCATTTGTAGTTGCTGTATTTGCTTGTGTGTAAGCTGAGTTAGCATAACTACCAGCACTTACCGCTTTACTGTCAGATGTATTTGCTTGAGTATATGCTGAGTTAGCATAGTTACCAGATGTTACTGCTTTACTATCTGCGGTATTTGCTTGAGTGTATGCTGAGTTAGCATAACCACCAACATCAATAATTTTAGAATCTACTGTGTTAGCAGCACCATAAGCACTGTTAGCATAAACTCCGGATGATACTGCTTTGCTGTCGGCAGTCGCAGCATTTGTAGTTGCAGTGTTCGCAACACCAAATGCCGAGTTGGCATAGTTACCAGCTGTTACTGCTTTAGAATCAACAGTGTTGGCCTCACTGAAGGCAGCGTTGGCATAAATGCCAGCTGTTACAGCCTTACCATCAGCGGTAGATGCATTAGTGATTGCGGTATTAGATTGACCATAGGCTGAGTTAGCGTATTCTCCAGCACTTGTGGCCTTTTGATCAGCTGTAGTTGAATTTGTTGTTGCTGTATTAGCTTGAGTATATGCTGAATTGGCATAAGATGAACCACTATTAGCGGCACCAAATGCTGAATTAGAATATGATGCAGTACTTACAGCTTTATCATCAGCTGTAGCAGCATTGGTTACGGCCGTATTGGCTTGACCAAAGGCAGTATTAGCATATTCTCCAGCACTTACTGCTTTACTATCGGCTGTTGCAGCATTAATAGTTGCGGTGTTTGCTTGACTGTATGCTGTATTCGCATAGTTACCAGCTGTTACTGCTTTACCATCAGCTGTAGATGCATTTGTTGTGGCGGTATTAGCTTGACTATACGCAGAGTTAGCATATGATCCCGCATTTACAGCTTTAGTGTCTGCCACTCCAGCATTTGTAGTTGCATTGTTGGCCTGACTGTATGCTGAGTTTGCATAACTACCTGCTATAACAGAAGTATTGGCTTTATTGAAGGCCGAATTCGCTTCGTTAAATGCACTATTAGCATAAAAAGCGGCACTATTCGCTGTATCTCTAGCGTAACTATCTATGCTACCCGATGATGCTGTATTCGCCGCAGAAAATGCCTGATTGGCGTAAGATGCTGCGGAGTTAGCCGCAGCAAAAGCAGAAGATATGTTTGCTGCTACTTCTGTACTTAAATCGGACTGTTGAATTGATCCTGGTTCAATTAATCCGCCTGTTAGTTGTGTTAATGGCATATCTTTTTCTTTTTATTTTTCGTGATTAGAAAGTAATTGAACCTGAACCTGTGAAAGTATAAATTTTAAATCCACCAGAAATTGTTAGTGTTGGAGATCCTGTGGTCGAAGCAGCATCCAGAAAATTTGAAGTATATCTTATAATTACAATTCCGGAACCTCCTGCGCCTCCATTTCCAGTGCCTCCAGGACTATAAGAACCGCTGGCGCCGCCACCGCCGGTGTTTGTAGATCCACTTTGCCCTGCGCTTCCATTAGTACCTCCATCACCCGCTCCTCCTTTTTGAGAAGTTGTAGTAGTTCCTCCTCCGTATCCAGCCCTAGTCAGAGCTGTTGCTCGAGTGTCTTGTCCTGAGCCACCGCCGCCGGCATAATATGTTAAAGTTCCAGATATTGATGATTGAAGTGCTAATCCTCCATCAGAGGCGACAGTTACACCTGTTGTCCATGTTTGTCCGTTACCTCCTGCTCCTCCACCTCCACCGGATGAAAATCTAGTAGAACCATCACCAGTTGCTGCACCGCCGGCATTTCCTTGGCCGGAACTTTGCACGGTGCCACCTGCGCCTCCGCCAGTAAACGTACTCAATCCACCGCCGCCGCCTGATCCACCGGTACCACCACTAGCACCATTATAAGATCCAAAACCTCCTCCTATAGCAGTGACGCTACTAAAAACTGAGTTAGAACCTTTAGATCCACTGGCCGTGGTGCCTCCATTACCACCCGCGCCAACAGTAACAGTTAAAGAAGAACCTTTGGTTATAGAAAAATTAGTTGCTGTTAAAAGTCCTCCAGCTCCACCACCTCCAGAGGATGATCCGTATCCACCACCACCGCCACCCGCAACTACCAAATACTCGACCGTGGGAGTAGTTACGTTGCGCGAAGGATTCGAGGTGTCTCTTCTATTAAATCTTTGTGATCTAATATTTTGTTCTACAAATGACTTGATCGCCATATTACGTTATCTCTGATCCAAAAATACCAAATGAAACATTAGATGATGAAGTATAAACAGTAACCACATCAGTATTTCCCAAAGTCAATCCCAAAGTCAATGCGATACTATCCACCGATTGAACCACATTGTTGTTTGTAATATAGTGTTTTGCAGCAATAGCTTCTCCGGCTGGGCGTACCGCAATACTATAATTTGCATTTGCGGAAGTATTGGCATTTGCAATTGTAATTGTTGATATAACCGCTTGAGTCGCTGCTGGTACAGTATACAAAGTTGTATTTGTAAATGCTGTTGGATTTGATTGTCCTAGTACTTTGAAGGTTTGTGGCATTTTACATTCCCGATAACATTAACATTGTTGGTATTGAAGATTCTGCACTACCGCCGCCACTTACCGCAACATTTGATGCTGCTGTGATTCGACCTTGTGCATCGACAGTAATAGCCGCTGCATTTCCATCCCCGCCATAAGAACCTGCTGTGACTGCGGTGTTTGCAAGATTATGCGATTTTACTTTTGTGTTTGGCATGGGTACCTCTTGAATTTATACACTATTTAGTCAAACTAATTACCGTAAAAAATGTGCTCTTGCAACATAGGATTGGATATATACTTGTACAGGAGTTTTTATGAGTTGCTTACAAAAATTAATCGATTTTCTAACACCGGATCATAAATCGGAGATAGAAGTATTTATTGAGTCTAAAAATCCAAAATCTACGGCTGACGTAGAACATTGGATCCAATATTATTCAAATTACAGGAGAAACTAAAATGTTTTATACATTCCCACCAGTACCGACTTTCAATGAAGTTGCAGAGCGTCAAAAAGATTTTATGAAGGCCTTCATTGACCTTAAAGTTGAAGGTTTCAAGTCATACAATAAAGCTTTTGACCATGCTACATATTCCTTTTTTACTACATATACCAAAGAGTCTGAAAAATTTGTAGTAGGATTAGGAAACTATGCAAAAGAAGCCATTGACTTTGAACCAGGTAAAGTTCAATCAAGTAAAAAGTGATTTAAAATTTTGGTCACCAGTAGAACGAAATGGGTGGTACATTAAATTCTCCATCTCTAAAGATGAAAGTGTACTACTCATTTTTATTTCTGCTTACACTTGTCAAACCATCATTCGGTACTTTGAAAACGAAAATGATGCCGTCAAGTATATAAACTTCCTTTGTGAAAAAGATCCTAGTATATTATTACAAGGTAACGAAAACCCAGCTTAGTCTGGGTATTTTTATGGCAAAAGAAAAAGATTGTCCTCGCTGCGGCACTACTCATACGAAACGTGGTCCCTTTTGCTCAAGGTCTTGCGGCAATGTTCGTGAGCATACTGAAGAAGATAAAAAAGTTCGCCGCAAAAAACTCATCGAATATCACCAAACACCAGAAGGTATTGCTACCCAAGAAAAATCTCGCCGCATGGTTACGGCAATGAATAAAGGTGAAGATTGGAGAGAAATTTCGGTAGATGATTTTGCTGTTGACATTCCTGATGTAACCGATTATAATCTAGATTATGATTCATCGTGGTCTCGGGCAGAAAAGTGGTGAGCTTGACAAACACATTTTTCCGTGTTACAATGACGTATGATTATCAATGGAAAAGTACCGAAAAAACACCTCTTGGCAATTGATCATTTTGCCGAGTTGCTGTTTACGCCTGCGAGAATCGCTCAATTAGAACTTACAATTCGGTACAAAAATCTAGATGTTTTTGGTCTAGTCTATATAGATAATTATAACCTTAAAGGTAAACCAGATTCTTTTATCATTGAAGTAAACCGTTGTTTGAGTATAGATGATAAACTAAAAACCTTGGCGCATGAAATGGTTCACGTAAAACAATATTCGTTGGGATATTTAAATGAACCGATGACAAGATGGCGAGGCAAAAAAGTTTCTAAAAATATTGTATACGAAAACAAACCTTGGGAAATCGAGGCAGAGCTCTACGGTTTAAACCTTTATGAATCTTTTGTAGCAAACTACCAATGAAAGATTTACTTAAATTTCTACCACAAATACTCTCGGCTTTGCCAGAGTTATCAAAATATATCAAAATAATTCCTATACTGCTTGTACTAGCAGGCATTGGTTACGGTGCATACTATTATTTTATGAATTACAAAGACCCCTATAAATGTGTAAACAATCAAGTATTTGAACAAATACGAGTTGATTCAAATGTTTATGTTTTTAAAGGTGAAATTTGCATTGACGGCGAAAGGGTAAATAGTGAGTATAAAGAATGAATCGTCATGTAATATTTGTGGTGAGAAAAAATTTCAACAAAAAATGTGTGAAAATTGTGGAAGTGAGTCTAGGCATAGATTGCTTTATTCCACATTAGAAAAGTATGGATATTTAAACAAAAAAACCACATTCGAAAATATAAGAGTTTTACATATTTCTCCTGATCCAGGAATAGTAAATAATTTATTTTCAATAATTGGATCAGGATATTACTTATCTGACTATAAATCAAAATACTACGAAAACTATAGTGAAAACTTACCCATACCTTTCCTTAGGTTAAAACTACCGGACGATATTAGAATATTTTCCGACAATTACTTCGACCTTATCATACATTCTAGTGTTTTAGAACATATTCCGGGAAAATATGTCGATCATTTAACTGAACTTGTTAGAATCCTTAAACCTAAGGGACGTATGATATTTCATGTTCCTCTTGCAAAAGATTTTTTATCAACAAAAACAATAGAAGGAGGCGAGTTTTTAACTAGTGATGAAGAAAGAATTCTTATACATGGAGAAAACGACCATTACAAAACTTTTGGGTATGATTTCTTCGTAGAAATTAAAAAACTAAATGGAAATTTTTGCGTCGAAACATTCACAGAAGAATTTAAAAAGAGCATCGAGGCTTTTCATGTTAAAATCACACATTTAAATCAATTAACTACTATTTTTACTTTTACAAAAAATGAAAATACACAAGAAAGCAGCAATTAAGACAGCTCTTATCATACTGTCTTTCTTTATGCTAACAACATTTTTAGCATTTGTTATGATAAACATTCCAACAAATTGGATTCTACCCATCTTTGGTATCGTTTTACTTGGCATTGTTATACAAGCCATTTATAAAGTAGTTTTAAGTCAAATGAAATGGGACGAAGAAATCTTGGAAAGAGAACAGGAATGGAAAAGAATTGATTCTGAACGTTATGAAAGAAAGATGAATCATCATGATACTAAATGATGAATTGTTGAATTCTCTATCGACCATTTCGGTTCAATTAAATGTCAATCATATCGAATCTCTTTCATACAGAGGATTAGATGGAGATGAATATGAGAAATTACTCAAAGAAAAATTAGTTCGAAAATTGATAGACGGATTAATGAATTCGAATCATATCGAATTTACTGCACAAGAAGATACGAATCAAATGAGTCGAATTTATCGTGCCAGAGTTGTCACAGCTAATGCAAGTGTAATTGGTAAACTAAGAAAAGAATCAATAATATAACAAAAGGGAGAATTAATGGCAAGAAAATCTTCTGTAGACCTGCAAATTGTTGAAAGTGAACATTCAACAAAAAACTCAAAAATAAAAACAGGAACACATAATTTGAGAATTAAAATAGATGATTTAAAAACATTTGACCCATTGACAGAAAATCAAAAAATATTTTTTGATGCATATAAAAGGCAAGATTATTTTATAGCACTGCATGGTGTAGCAGGAACAGGAAAAACATTTTGTGCATTATATAAAGCCTTAGAAGAAGTTTTAGATAGAAATAATCCTTTTCAGAAAATCATTGTTGTTCGTTCGGCTGTACAGTCTAGAGAAATTGGCCATTTACCGGGTGATGTACATGAGAAGATGGAAATCTATCAGCAACCATATAGACAAATTTGTGAAACATTATTCGGACGCAGAGATGCATGGGATAGATTAGAAGAACAGGGGCATATTGAATTTATTTCCACCTCATTTATCCGGGGAATGTCCTTCGATGACGCAATCATTATCGTTGATGAATGTCAGAATTTATCATTCGAGGAAATTGATACCGTTATGACCCGAGTTGGATATCGTTCAAAAATTATTTGGTGTGGTGATTATCGTCAAACTGATTTGAACAAAAAGAAAAATGATGTTTCTGGTATTTTGAAATTCTTTGACATTGCATACCATATGGCAGCATTTACAAGAGTTGAATTTACAGTTGAAGATATTGTGAGAAGTAGTTTAGTAAAAGATTACATTATCGCAAAGTTGAAAGTAGAAGATTTGAATAACTAACACAGGAGTATATTATGATTTATTTTGATGATGAAAGAGATTATAGTAAAATCGTTGAAGAATGGATTCGTGATTTCATTGCAACAATGGACGAGGGTGTGCTTACAGCAGGCAATGATTCGGGTGAGGCACCTTTTGGTGTAAAAATCATTTTCGATGGCTATGGGTATGATGAAGAAAATGATTTGGAAAATAATGATACAAACACATTGTCGTTTGCTGTATTCATTCACAAAAATTCATTGAATGAGGAATTTCCACCACATGAACAAACGCCTTGGGCTTTGATTCATCGACCAAAAGAAGAAGTTTGCATTTGGGCTTGGTATGATGTCAATGCTGATTTAGTTGATATCATACCATTTGAAGATAATAATTCTACAGAGTTGGATCCAAAATTTGTCAGCAATTTAATTCATGAAATTTATATGAGGGAGTTACAATGAGTTTAGTACAATATGCAGAAAGTGAATTAGACCGTATTGGTATGACCGATGATGATGACATGAATGGAGCAATGCGTAGACATTTGCTACACATGATACATGAATTTTCAGAAGAAGGACATTCTGGATTCTCTGCGAGTTATGCATTACAGTGTTTAGAAAAATTACTTCGTTTTAAACCACTATCACCATTAACAGGTGAAGATGATGAATGGACTGATGTTGCTGAAATCAGTGGAAAACCACACTATCAAAACAAAAGATGTGGTTCTGTATTCAAAGATGGTAAAGACGGTGAAGCATATGATATCGATGGTAAAGTATTTTGGGAATGGTATAAAGATGATGATGGAAATGTATATAAATCACATTACACCGCTTTCGAAAGTCGTGTACCAGTAAAATTTCCTTATATTGTGCCTGATGAGCCAATCTATGAGTGGCGTGTTTCATCGCATGATCCACAACAAGCCGAACAAAATGAAGAAGGTTTTGTGTAATGAAATTTTGGACTATCGTTTATCCCGATGAGACAGAATCAGGTCAAGAATACACACATTGGGAAACATTATCTGATCAAGATATTTTAGAGCAATACTGGTCTTACTGGTATGTTCGTATGATTGAAAATAATCAACCTATTGAGAAACTAACATCCGAACAATGTATTGAAGATTGGTGTGTCATACATTGGGCAGAGCGAAACTATTGGCGTGAGATGAAGGATTGCATAACATGAGAAACAATTTTTTTGAAATTACTTGGTCAGACTATAAATTTTGGCACATGTATTTGATATGGCCAACAGAGGGTGATGAAAACAAATATTTAAAAATTTCATTTGGTTTCTGGAAATTCTTTGCAAGTATAGGATTGTGGCCAACAAAAGGTGTTGGAGATTTTACTTCAATTATGGGACCAAAATATGGTTTCTCATATAGTGAAGGTGTATTTTTTATCTACAAAGGATTGGACAAATACACTGCAATTGATATGCCATGGCGTTGGCAAATTGTTCGCCATGACCTTTTATTGCCTGATGGTAGTGTATATCAAACCAATTTGTGGGATTATTCTGGCGAAAAAATTGGTGAACATTACCATTGGCATGAAATGTTAAATGGTTGGAAGGATGAAAATCTAAAAAGAGGCCTTTTAGAAAAATGTGCTAGAACGGTAGAATTGGATCACTATACAAAAGATGGTCGCCGTCAACAGGCAATAATCACATTAACGGGTGAAGAAAGAGAATGGCGTTGGTTGTGGTTTACATGGTTGCCATTATTCAATAAAGTTGAACGAGTTGTTTCTTGTGAATCAAATGTCGAATTGGGCAAGAAAGCAGGAACATGGAAAGGCGGCATGATGGGTTGGAGTTGCGATTGGGCAATAAATGAAAGTATGGAAATGGCATTTAGAAGATGGTATGATAAGTGGGACGGCAATTAATCATGAAACTGTGTTACCTATACAACAAACCACTTGATAAAAAAATTTAGATGAAGTATAATACTTTAAACACATTCATAGAAGGAGATGTTTTGGACAACGGCAATAAAGAAATTCTAATCGATAAGGAAGATTTAGAATCTATTCTACAAAAGGTGAAAGAGATTGGTTGTGATACACCATTCTATATTCGCCAACAAAAAGATCAAGAGAGTGATGCCTCTTTTGAAGTTGAAGTGCCTTTTAAATTAAAAGGAATTTTCGGTTTTTTTACGTTTAGGGTCTAACATAATGGAAGATACAATTTTCGATGACGAGATCATTGAAGCTGCAGTAAAATTAGATGACTTTTTGCTTGAATTAGTCGAACAAGGTTTTGGTCCAAATGCAATTAATGGTATTGTGTTAGCCCGTCTAATGATACTAAACAGAGAAACCGATAACGAATCCGATTTTTATTCGTTTTTAACTACAGTGCAAAACGATAGAAACTTAACACCTAAAACATTGCAATGAACGCAAATAATATCGTTTACTTGAAAACTCAGGAAAAACCAGAACCTTTAATTGATTCTGATTATTTTGGCTCTGAGAAAATTCCAGTAAACGATTTATTATCTTTAATTGATTTGATAAAGAAAGCAAAAGAAAATGGGAATACTTAGTCTTTTCGTTGATACTTTTTTTGCTTGGTTATTTTGGCAATGGTCGAGTGAGAATTATAATGAAGGCAAAAAAATCTCTGCCTATTTTTATTTGTTTCTGAGTGCCTTGTTCGGTGCATTTGTTTTTAACACATTATTTAAATAAAAGAATTGAGGAAAATATTATGAAAGTTTTAACCACTACCACAATCGGTCGTTCGGTATCAATTGTGTCTAATCAAATTGTTAGAGTTGAAGAACATGGTGATTCGCATCGATCATGGATTTTTACAACAGATGGACAATCAGTTGTTGTTGATATGCCTTATCTTGAAGTTGTGGGATTTTTAAAAAGTATTGATTGAGAGTAAATAATGTGGACTTTAGTTATCATGTTACACGCCATTTCACCGAATGTGCCGCCATCAAAAGGATCAATAACTTTACCTACTCAAAATATTGAAGAATGTCAGCAAGTACGAGATTATGTAAAAAAGGCCTGGGAATCCGACAAGTATAGAGTAACAGCAAATTGTGTACCTAATGGTAGGAGATAATATGCAGCAATTAGAAATAAAATTTTTCTGGCCATTAACGGAACAAATTCCTCTTGACCTTGATTATGCAGATTGCGAGGCGCCAAAACTTTCCGCAGTAAAATTATATTCGAATTATGCGATACGAAATATAAATGATATTACCACTACCTTTGTTGCTAGCAATTTGTCGATTGATGTAGATACTACTGTAATCAAAACAAAAGATGAACCACCATTCTATCGTAAAATGCTTTATAAAATGATGGGTATAAAATGGGAGAAAAAATGAGTGATACAAAATTCATGGAAGAATACACTGAGATGATAATTGAAGAATGTCGTAAGGCTTTGCATCCTGAGCTTCGTGATATGATATCTCGCGGTCAAGCATTTGATTTAATCAAAAAACATTTTGGTATAAAAGAAGATGAATGAGCAAATAAAAGACTTGATGCAAAAGCATGGCATACACAAATATATTGATGCTGATTGCCAGTCGAGGATTGAAATGATATCTGACTTGATTATAAAAGAATGTATTGCTTGCTGCGGTAGTCAGGCCGATAAGAAAAATATTCTTAAACGATTTGGTTATGAAATACCTAGCGATATAAAGTATAAGGGACCAGATGCTCATTGGTCGATTACAAGTCAATACAATAGAGATTATAATATACCATGAGTCGATTAAATTGTGATGAACTGTTAGTGATATTGCAGGAAGAATGTGGTGAAGTAGTGCAGATTATTTCAAAGATTCACCGATTTGGATTATATAATTTTAATCCAATTACCGAGGAACATAATGATACTCTACTACACAAAGAAGTGGGAGATTTATTGTGTATGATTGAGTTGTGTGTAGAGAAAAAAATTTTGGATGAAAAAGAATTAACCCATTACATAGCAGAGAAACGCAAGAAGTTGAAAAAGTGGAGTAATTTGGATCATGAATGAAAAGATTAAAGAATTGGCCGAAAAGGCCGGTTTCCTACTATGGGAAGATGAGCCATGGAAACCTGAAGGTGCTATCGTTGATTGGGGATCACAATATGATGGTGAGTTGGAAAGATTCGCTGAGTTGATTATCAATGAATGTTTAGGTATATGTGAAGAACTAGGCGATAAAGGAATGGATGGTCATTATTGTGCTGATAAAATCAGTAAAACATTTAGGAGTTAAAGAATGATATTAAACTATTTTAGAGAACAGATTGAGGGCGGTGCCACAGACAACTGGTTCTATGGCACTGAAATGAACGGCGAAGTTCGTGTTGAGCGTCATCGTGGCAGTCTTGACGTATTTCCCACCAATCTAAAATTTGTTCGAATGGCAGGAAGTGTTCCATTCTTTACACTGGACACATACGATGAACGAGGCAATTGAGTTCGTTATGCAATTCTATAATATCTCCAGAGATGATGTTATCAGCCTTTATTGGGATGAGGTTGAAGCCTACATGCAATTACTTAATCATGGAGTTGAAAAATGAAAATATTTGTAATCGCTGTGACTACGGTCGGTTTCATTCTACTGCTTAGTTGGATTGTAATGTTGCCACTCAATTTTAAAGATGATGAGTGTACCGCTAAGAACGGTATATTGGTGAAAACGGTCAATGGTTATTATTGCTTTGACCAAAAAGTTTTAATTAAAATGTAGAGTTAGGTGTTAGATAATCTTTGAATGTACATGATGCATTGATTTTCGTACCTTTGAGTGAGAGTGCTTGGATTGCCTTTTGCATGTCGGCGGTACATTCTGCCTCTGTTTTATAGAGGTTGAATATTGAACCTTTATGCTTATGCGGTGGTTCGGATGAGAGTACGATTAAGAGTAGGATCCACATATGATTATTTATAGAGAATTGCCCTTGGAGGAGAAAGATCGTTTAGCTCAGGAGTTTATAGAGACAACGGTTGATTTGCCGAGTCCCGATAATTATCCGAAGGTAGTACAGACTATGTTTCGATTTTTCCTTTATAGTAAAGGTGTAATGGTGCAGAATGACTAATTATATAATATTAGTGTTATTACTTTCAGGTTGTGCCTCGCCGTATCAATTGAGAGTGATATCTGTATCTGATAAACCGACCCATCATTGTATAGAGAAAAACCGTATAATTTGCGAGTATAGAACAAAATGAAAATTCAAATAATTCCCTTAGTGTTATGTTTAACGGCCTGTTCAACGGTGTCATTGAAGGATGTATCTAAAGGTAGTAATGAGAATAATGATGCCCCTCCCATAGTGGAGAATCGAACGAAAAAGAATAATTCGGGTGTGACGGTGGAGGTAGACACTGATGCTCGAATAGAGGTGAGAAAAATTGATATACCGAAACGGAATGACCCTAATGGTATTTTTCGTGATTATTTAATTTATTTTGATTTGGATGAGTATACGGTACAGGACAAATTTTTACCTTTACTGAAGCAGCATGCCGAGTTTTTGGTGAAGAATCCGGATGAGTTTGTTTTTATAGAGGGGCATACTGATGAACGGGGTGGTGCAGAGTACAATTTAGCATTAGGTCAGAGAAGGGCTAATGCTGTGAAGGTTGTATTGATGAATTATGGAGTTTCTGAGAAACAAGCTGAGGCATTTTCTTATGGGTCGGAAAAACCCCGTATTATAGGTTCGAATGAGGAAGCTTGGAGTGAGAATCGCCGAGTGGAATTATACTATAGGAATTGAGATGAAAAATCCTGTTACTGAGAGAATCAAGGAATATTTGTTGTCTGGTGGTTTATTCAACCCTGAACTTATGGAGCATCAAAAAGTCCGTGATTTACTGGTCGAGGCAGCCGCAGAGATAAAGAGGCTGGAAGAATATGAGTGGATGTATAAGGAGTTAAATGATGAGTGAACCGAAAAGTTGGGTAGTAAATGAACTGCCGAATGGTGATTTAGTATATCAAGATACTATTTGGTGGAGTTTCGATGATTGGAAGAAAGGTAAAAATCCTATACGCACGAATTGGGATGATCCACCGAATGTGCGATTTACCTTTGATATTAACGGCAACCTAAAGAATGTGGAAAAGTTATGAAAGCATTATATAAGAGTACCAGGGTTGTGTATGATGCTCATTTGAAGGAGTATCAGGTGTACTATAAGAACTGGTTTATCTGGAGGTATGATTCTTGTTATAAATTTGATGATCAAACAACGAAATATCCTGTGCATTATAGCTCTGAAGAATCCGCCAAAGAGCGTGCAATTTATCGTGCTAAGAGTATGTTGAATAGTGTAGAGGTTTGGAAGGGTACACAATATTGGGGAACTGAATGAGTTTACTGCCTTGTCCGCAATGTGAAAGTGAAGCGGAGATTTTTGCTACGGGTACTTCCGAATGCTATGGCTGGGCATGGCAAACCTATGGAGTAAGATGCACTGACACCAAAGGTAAGCACTGCGGCATGGAACTGAGTATGGTTGCAGATTATTCATATGTCGATATCCACGATGATTACTGGGAAGAACTCTGGAACAATTTACCCGTGAGAGCAAAAGAGAGAAAATGAACGACCGAATAAAAGAACTATTATCACAGGCTGGTGTACACTATGAGGTGATGCCCAAGGACACGGTACATGAAAAATTTGCTGAGTTAATCATAAAGGAATGTGCTGACCTGTTCAAACTGACCTTCACCGATGAGCAGTACCAGAGGCGTATAGATAAGACCATCTATAAGCACTTTGGACTAGACCAATGAAAATAATCAAAGTATCTCATAATGCTACACAAATAGCGATTACCGTACAGACTGATACCGAATACCAGATCCACCTGTATAATGAGAATGGGTACGTAGAACTCCATAGTAGAGCCGATACCCTTGAAACCGCATTAGAATATCACCAACACCTTTGCGAGAAATGTAGTATCAAATAGACAATTGTTGTCAAAAAGACAATGGTTGCCAAATCCACCGTTTTATGAGATAATTACTCCATACTGAGAGAGGTTATCAAAATGACTACACCAATTTGTCCTTGTTGTTCTACCGCACTTGTTCCGCGA